AAAACTACCGAAGCGCCTCAGCTTTTAAATAAAATAATTGATAAGAAGTCCCATAGGAACACATTGAATATAAAAAGCTATGATGACCATAAGATTATAAAACACAGGTTATTGTCGCTAAAGGCATACGAAGAAGTAGAAGAAAGCCCGATAATAGACTTATTAGACAAGCCTAACTCTTACCAATCTAACATTGAATTTTGGGAAGCATTCTGGGGATGGTATTATGCCTATGGGGATACATATATATTTGCGCTTAGAGCGGGTGACGATAGCCGTAATTTTGGTAAACCTATATCTTTACATATTATTCCTGCTTCAATAGTAACAAAAGAATACGGAGGTGATGTATGGGACCCTACGATTAGATATAAATTCATTTTAAGGGGGGTGTCTTTCGATTTGGGGCAAGAAGATGTATATAACCTATGCCAATGGAATCCAACTACAGATATGCCTTATGGAGATGGATTAAGTCCATTCCAGCCCGGTGATAAAATAATAACTAAATCCGCTATGTCCTCCGAAGCACAGGCGGCGCAGTTTGCTAATGGCGGGCGTATAACAATTCTAAGCGGCGATCCTTCGAAGGGAAGTTTAAACCCTATGCAAATGGATGCTATGAAACAGCATATTCAAGACCAGATGAAAGGCGCGCACAATAATGGCAATAAGGTGTTCACCAATGGGTATGTTAACGCTCAAATGATTGGGGATACTATTCGTGATATGTCCATGATTGAAGGAGATAATGCTGACAGGGCAAGAAAAGCCACTCTCTTAGGCGTTGACCCAATATTAGTAGGTGACAAGTCAGCTTCCAGTTACAATAACGCCTCAGAAGCATATACGGCATTAGTTAGAAATAGGGTAGTGCCTGCACTAAACAAGAGAGACCGTTCTTTTTCACCGTGGATTACCATGATTTCTTCAATTAAAGGAATGGTGTTGCTGACTGATATATCAGAATATAGCGAACTTCAGCCGGATTATAAAATAATAGCTGAATATATAAACACCCCTAAACTAATAGTTACTGCAAATGAGGTAAGAGCTTTGTTCAGATTCGGAAGAATAGACAATAACCCACTATATGAAAAGGCATTAGTCCCTTCCGGTTACATGGATTATGATCAGGTATTTGAAAGCATTGACACCGTTGACGCAGCCTTGAAAGGGTACGACGGTGGATATTAGGCAATATCAAAAGGAGTTTGACCGTTTACATGCAAGGTTAGAACGTAAAGTAGCGCCCATCTTCCATAAAGCATTAATCACCACCGTAACCCCTGTTTTATCATCGCTTAATGAAAATGACCTGCTTATTGAGCCGTGGATTGTGGCTTACCGTAAGGTTTATGAATCGTTTACTATTGCCGCTAAAAAAGAATATCAGCAGTTGAAGCGTGAAAACCCTACCAAAGATGATATATCGGTTGTAGACTTCTTTAATGAGCAATGGCGGTTAATCATGCAAAAGTATGGGAATGATATAGGATGGGATTTCGCAACCGACTTGAACGATACCACAATTAAACAAATACGAAAAGCCATTGCAGAGGGCAATGCGGAATATGCTACAAATACCCAATTAGCACGGTTAATAAAAGAATATACATTGGGTCTTATAGGTAAACAACGCTCATTACTAATTGCACGTACAGAAACCACTACAGGAACTAACTTAGCCAAGATTGAAGGTGCTAAAACTTACTTCAAAGAAATAGGCGAATCACAAGGATATAAGATGTGGATCAGCAGGGCAGACAGCCATGTTAGACATGACCATGTGACGGTTAATGAAACTGCTGTACCTTTTGAGGATAACTTTATTGTCGGTGGATTCGAGGCCATTGTGCCGGGTGACCCTAAATTACCAGCTAAAGAAAGGATTAGGTGTAGGTGTACGTTTGTATCACTTAGTCAGGCGGGATATAACAGAAGGTTTAAAAAATCATAATTCTATTTCCCAACTATCACATTCGTGATTGGCAACTACCTCAATAGTCTTAACTGATACCGGGAACTCATTATCCCAAATAACAAAAGACCTGATTTCTGTTAGGCATTCGGAAGGCTTGGGCATTTTTGATAACGTTTCTGCCAATTTATATACGTCTGTTTTCATTTCTTACCTTCTAAAGGGTCAAACATTTTATTCAATATCCTGCTTACAATAAAGCTTTCCGACCTTTGTTCAGCCTTGCAAATCTTAAGTATAGCCTCTTTTGTTTTAGGTGTTAGGTCGTATGCTTGTGTTTTTTGTTTAGTCATTATATACGGGTGTAATAGTTAATAATTTTTTATATTCATCTATTGATAAGTGTATGCCATCCAAATAGCCTACAACATCCCATATAATTACCCTATCTTCTGCTTCAATTATTTCAATATACATAATTCATTTTAATTTAGGCTAATTTAACACTTTACTCAATATAAACCAAATCTTATTTGCAAAATGTATTTTTACAAGCATGTTATACAAAGGCATAGATTCAGGTTTTAAGGATATAGACGAAAAGCAAGGGATTGTAACAGGTTACTTCGCTCATTTCGGAAGCAAAGACAGTGATGGCGATATTATTGTTAAAGGCGCATTCGCTAAGACCATACAAGAGCGTGGGCCTGAAGGTTCACAGCTTATTAAACACCTTTTAGACCACAATAAACAAAATGCTGTAGGTAAAATTACCGTATTGAAAGAAGATAACATTGGGTTGTATTACGAAAGTAAAGCAGGCTCACACACTGCAGGCCGTGACTTTCTTGCAATGGTAACCGATGGCATAATAAACCAGCACTCATTCGGATTCAATCGAATCCCAAGCAGAGAGGTTAAAAAATCAGATGGCAACTATATGCATGAGGTAGCTATGAAAGAAGGGTCATCATTGCAATTCTTAGGGGCTAATCCTAACACGCCAATAGTAGGGATAAAATCAGATGAAGATGTTATCGACTATATGCAAACATTAGAACATGCTATTAAGCATGGTAAATATTCTGATGAAACATTCAAAATGTTAATTGAGTACTCAAATCAAATACATAAATCACTCATTGAGAAAGCGCCGTCAAATGACACCCTTTCAGATAATGCGCCGATTGAATTAATTAATCACATTAAAAACGCATTTAAATCCAACTAAATAATGGAAATTAAAGAAATCAAAGACGCTATTGATCTGGCCGCTCAAGAACTAAAGAGCAAGGCAGACGGCGCAGAGGTAAAAGCAGCCGAAGCATTAGAGGCCGCTAAAAACGCATTGGCGAACTCATCTACCAAAGACGAGGTAAAAGCCTTAACTGAAAAATTCGAAGCAGAAGCTAAAGAACTACAGGCACAGCACGACAAGTTATCTGCAAAGGTTAATTCAACACGTAAACAAGAGCAGGAGCAAAAGTCATTTGCTCAGGTTTTAGGTGAGGCATTAGAAAATGCAACAGACGACTTGGCTAAATTTCAAAAGAAAGAAACTAAATCTTTCTCTATTGACTTAAAAGCCGTTGGCGATATGTCAACCGCAAACGTAACAGGCGGTAACCGTTATGGCCAGTTATACGCACCTAAAATAATTGAGGGAGTAAATCGTAAGGTTCATATCATGGACATTATGCCGGGTGGTAACATCGGGCCGGGTAACACTTTCACCTTTATGCGTGAAAACGGCGTAGGCGAAGGTACTCCTGCACCAACCGCAGAAGGCGCAACTAAACCACAGTTTGATTTTGACTTGGTAGAGGCAACAGTGAATATCGAAACTATTGCAGGTTGGTTACGTGTAACCCGCAAAGCAATGGCGAATATTCCGGGCTTCATTTCATTCTTACAGTCACGTATTCCTGAAAAGTTCAAACGTGTGTTAGACGCACAGATCCTTTACGGTAACGGTACTACTCCAAACTTGAAAGGTATCTTAACATCGGGTAACTTTGTTGCATCAACAGCAGTATTAAATACTTTCTTAGCTGAGAAAATCACCAATGACATTGCGGTATTGGAGGACACTTACGAGCGTAACGCTACTGGGGTTTTACTTCGCCCGATCGACATTGCTACTTTCTACACTAACAAAGCAAGCGGTTCGGGCGAATATGATCTACCAATGAATGTATCATGGCAGAACGGCCAGTTGTATATTTCAGGAGTTCCTGTATATGCATCAACCGCTATTACTGCGCCTGATTACGTTGTAGGAGATTGGGCTGAAGGCGCACAACTGTTAACACAGGAAGGTATGCGAATTGAGTTCTTTGAGCAGGATGGGACTAACGTTCGTGAGAACAAAGTAACTGTTCGTGTTGAGGGTAACTACGCCTTACCTATCTATGGGCCTGACTATTTTATAAAAGGGACTACAGCAAGAGCATAGGGTTAGTTTTGGTTAGGTTTCATAATTAAAGGCCTCCTTAATTGGGGGCTTTTTTGTTTATTCAATATTTATAATTAACTTTAACATTATGAAAGTAAAAATCATAAAAGACCACCACTTATATAGTGGAGTTGTTGACCTTGAAGAAGGTGAAGCTAACTATTTACGCTTGACAGGCGTTGCCGAACAGGTTAAAGAAGAAAAGGCGAAGACCGACACCAAAGAAGAAAAAACTAAGCTAAAAACTAAGTAATGCCATACGTTGACAATCCGGTAATCGAGCCTATAACATTGACAGAAGCTAAACAATTCATGCGAATTGATGAGGATTATGAATATGATGATTTTACCATTCAAACAATTATCAGCGCACAACGCGAATGGTTAGAGGGCGAATTAGGATTGTCTTTAGTGCCACGTACTGGATTAAAGTATAAGTTTACTAAACCCTGCTGCGGCATGAATGTAGCTACTTATATACCTTATGGGCCTGTTAATGAGATTGAGGCTAAGTATATATCGGACGATACTGATTATACGCTTACCAACTTAGGCGCTGATGAATATTACCCTTACTACAGGCTTACTAATTCAGTAAACATAACGTATAGTGCAGGTGATTGGGAGGGTAACTTTCCGGCAGGGCTAAAATTGGCATTATTGATGTTGGTTTCCACAAGCTATGAGAATAGGGAAAACTTTGTAGTGGGTACAACCGTAAACGAGGTTACACAAAACGCTATGAATATGGCGTGGAAATGGAGCAGGAAATTATACTTATGAGAGCTGGTAAACTAAATAGCAGGATCGAGTTCTACCACTTTACTACGCCTGCGGATGGGTATGGAGGCACGTTGCCAACTATTAAGGTTAGCGACTTAGTAACCAACGCCAATGTAAGGCCATTAAGGCAGGACAGGACGGTGCAAGCAAATCAAAGCGACCTGATAGGTGGCTATGAAATTACGGTTCGTTACAGGCGTGATTTTACACCGTTAAAGACCATGTTTATACAGTATCAGGATATTACATTAACAGTTTCAAGCATTAGCCAGTCTGAGGAGGATAGGCAGATGTGGAGTATAATAGGGATGGTGAAGAAATGAAAGGCGTTGATGACTTTACCCGCAAACTTAACGCATTAAAGAATATTAAGGCTGAAATAGCCGAGGAGTTAGAAGCAACGGCTACCGATGTGGAGATAAATGCTATACGGATGGCACCTGTTAGTATAGGGCAAAAGATAAGTAAAGTAGCTGAACAAGGCGGATTAACGCAGCGGATAGAAGTTAATGCCGGTAAGTTAGGGGCTTATGTTGAGTTTGGTACAGGGTCAAGTGCAGCAGCTTTAGTCCCATCATTAGAACCTGAGTGGCAGGATATAGCAAGGCGGTTCTATGTTAACGGACAAGGAAGGCTATTATCAGCCCCTTATTTATACCCTAATTGGGTGAGGTTTACTACGGGGCTGGATAAACGGTTACTTAAAATATTAGAGAAAGCAGTAAAATGACAACACAAGAGTTTATAAACCTATTAAATATGGTTGAAGATAAAGATTTGCCTCTAAAAATAGAAGACGCTAATTGCAATGCAGATTGCGATGTGGAGGCTATTTATGAAAAAGACGGGAAAATATATATAGTTTTTGAGTAAAAATGAAAGACGCAACATCAGAACTTCGCAAATACTACTACACCACATTGCAAGGCATAACGCTTGATGGTGATGTTGTGCCGGTATATGATGACGAGGTAAACGATAGTGTTGCGCCTTATACAAGAGATTCGCCTCCTGATAAATACATCATCCTATCCAACCAAAACAGCGCCGATCAAAGCGCAAAATGCTCATTTCAGGAAAGGCATACGATACAGGTGGATAGCGCTGTAATCTATCCTGCTTATAACGGTGGTTTTCGTGTTGCTGAGCAACTCAACGCCATTGTAAAGGAGCGTATGTTAACCGATACCGCAGGCGCATTCGATTTGGATGGGTTTAGGGTATTCCGTTCACGTGAAGATTTATCCCGCAATCTATCCGAAAAAACAAAAGTTCAAAATATTTATAAAAGAATAACTATATTTAACCATTCAATAGCAGAAAATTAAAATGGCAAACAATCCAATTAATGGCACAAAGTACATACTAAGTACTGCCACAGGTACAGCAGGGGCATACGTTACGGCAGTGTGCTTAACCTCGAACGGGTTTAGTTCATCAGGCGATCGCATAGACACATCATCAAAATGTACAGGTGGTTGGGAGAAATCTATAGACGGCCGTAAAGGATGGACAATGACAGCGGAAGCGCAAAAGATACCGGGCACTCCGGATACCGGTACAATGTCGTTTAACCATTACTTTGCTTTATGGAAAGCCGGTACTACATTTGCAGCTCAATTAGTTAACGTTGATGACGAGGACGATATTATACGTGGCGATGTTGCTATCACTTCAATAGATAATACTGCCCCTGATAATGATGTTGCAACTTGGACAATGACATTAACAGGACAGGGCGAACCATTTATAACAGCATTGCCGTAATTTATGAGTAATCATTGCGAAATAAATATTAATGGCAAATCTGTAGGCTTGACTTTCGGTATGATAGCCGCAGAGGAATTTAACCGCCTGCAAATTGAAAAGTCATTAGACCCAAACTCTGTAAACGGTACGCTATTAATGGCAGATGTTATTTATTGTGGAGCTGTAAACAGGGCATATTTGGATAAAGTACAGCCGCCTAAGTATGCTGATATTGTAGATGGAGTAGATGAGATTTTCAGCGATGATGAACGCCTACCGGAATTGGATGCGGTATCTAAAATATACACCGAGAGCCGGATGGGTAAGCACCTTGAAAAACAAACCGCCGCTATAAAAAAAAAGTTAGCCGAAAACCAAAACTTATCGATTGGCGAAACGTCAGAAAGTTTGCCTACGGAAAGTTAGGACTAAAGCCTTTTGAATACGCTGAAATAAGCGAATACGAATTTTCATTAATGGCTGATGGGTTTAAGGAAAATAAAGATTTTGATATTAAATTCCAACGGGTACTTAACAGAGAGATTTGTTGGATAATATACCGAATGAATGCAGACCCAAAAAAAGCCATAAAAGACATTGAGGTATTTATGCCTATTGAAAATAAACCAACCGTTAAAAAAGCTACTAAAGCACAATTAGAAAAAATAAGACTACAGGCCGAAGCGATTAACGCCAAACTAAACTCACGATAATGGCAGATGTAACACTAACCGCTGAACTACGGGCTAAAATAGATGATTTAGAAAAAAACATCAAAATAGCTGTAAAAACAGTAAAAGATGCATCGCAGCAAATAGATGTAGATGCAGGGAAAGCTGCCAAAGCAATAAAGGGTATTAACCCGGCGTCTAATTCAGCCGCATTTGCACTAACCAATTTGGGCCGGGTTGCGCAGGATGCCCCGTTTGGGTTTATCGGTATACAAAATAACATTAATCCATTATTAGAAAGCTTTCAAAGGCTAAAACAGGAAACGGGCTCCACAGGTGGTGCATTAAAAGCATTAGCCAGTAGTTTAATGGGTGCAGGTGGATTAGGCTTAGCGGTATCATTAATTACAGCAGGCCTTACGCTATTTACCATGTGGCAACAAAAAGCCGCTCATGCCGTAAAGGAAGCTAAAAAAGAAACAGACGGATTCGTTGAAAGCCTGAGCGCTATGCAATCTGCTCAACTAAAAGGGCAGCAAACAGGCGCACAGGAACTTGTTAGATTGCAGATACTATATAATGCAACTCAAAATGTAACCTTATCGCAGAAGGATCGGAATGCTGCATATGATGAATTGGCATCTAAATACCCCAAATACTTTACCAACGCTAATCGCGAAAATACTATTCTGGGTAAAAACACTCTTGCGTACGATAACTTAAAGGCATCTATCTTGGCAATGGCGCAAGCTAAAGCCTATGAGAATAGAATAGGCGACGAAAGCAATAAGCTTTATGAAGATAGTGCAAGGCTTGTTGATTTAGTAGCCGCAAGATCAAAAGCCAGAGCAGAGGTAGCCCGGTTACAGGGCAGTGATGCATACGTATTATCAAAACCTAATACATCATTTAAGGCAAAAACAGTTGATGAATTACGTGCTGAAAATATAGCTAAGGTTACCGAAAGAATAAATACTATTGAGGGTTTTATTAATCGTAAACTTGAAGAACAGAGTAAAAGAAGGAAAATAATATCTGATTTAGTAGATGCGGCATCAGTTTCAGAACAGGCGGCAGGCTTTAAAACGTCCAGTGAGTTAGATGATAAATTAACTAAGGCTAAGGCCGTAAAAAAAGTATATGAAGAACTATACGCATTAAGTTCTACAGGCAGTGACGTTGTTGTTACTCAATCCAATGTAAACACGAATGGGTTAGATAGCCCACAGGCAATGCAAGCGGCTATAGACAAGCTACAAGAGTACATTAATCTTCGTGCAACATCGCTTTCACAACAATCAGAAAAAGACAAATACGATAAGCGTGAAAAAGAAAACCTTCAAGCCATCACGAACGTTATAGGTGGCGGTTTAATGGATGCCTTTCAATCAGCGATAAGCGGAACGCAATCGTTTGTAGCTTCTATGGGGCAGTTTTTAACACAACTTATATCTAAATTGGTGGCCGCTGCATTGGCTGCTGCTGCATTATCCGCTTTATTATCTTTTACCGGATTAGGCGCATTTTTAGGCATATCATCCAGTTCGTCCAGCTTTAGCGGATTATTTACTTCATTATCAGGATTACCGAAAATGGCAACTGGTGGTATCGTAACATCACCTACAATTGCAATGATAGGCGAAGGGAGAGAGCCGGAAGCGGTGATACCATTAAGCAAATTAGGGGACATGACAGGAGGCGGCAACAATAGCGGGTCTAACAATTGGGAAACCCGTACAATATTAAGGGGCGATAAGTTGCTAATACAGCAAAGGCGTGCTGAAGAATCTAAATCACGCAGGCAATAATTACGGAAACCAGTAAAAAATTTCAAATATAACCTCTTATATTTACATTGGTAATGTTGCCAAAATAAATAAATGCAAAATGCAAGAAAATGTAAATGCAATTAATATTACTTCCTCTCTAATTGCAAATTTTGGAAGTGATAATGTTTCTGTAGAACCAAACGGTCAAATACTGTTAAAGGTTAAAGAAATAGGTAACGGGGATTTATTAAGCATATCTAATATGCTTCAATGGTCAAATGTTTATATGAAAAGGTCTGATAAACATATCTTGACTATTTTTACTCCGCGTAAAGATTAAAATAACTTTCACAAAGGTTAATGGTTAAGGCGGCAGTGTTGTGAAACACGCCGCTTTTTTTTATATATTTGTTTAATGGCATTAGTTACTATATATAGCTTCCAAAAGGACGCAACTACCCGTATAACGGTTTACAGGGATGATGCCAACCCGACACATTTTGATTATTCAACTTTCACAACGCCGCCATTAACACCTGGTCATCCGCCTGAAGATGTTATGGTATCGTCTGCATGTTACGGCACAACCCGGTATAAATACTACTATAAAGACAATTCATATTACGTTAGGTACGAAACCGAGATAAACTCTACTATCTGCGGGTTTGAGCCGCCACCTTGCGATATTGAGGTGGTGACGTTTGTGGTAACAGATGAAACAGAAGAAGATGCAAACAATGGCA